TTACAGGTGGGAAGCAGAGAAGAAATGTGGGGGACTCCATTTCTTTCTTAGACACACCGACCACAAAAATCCGTTATCGTTATGTGGTCAATCCGAAAGCCCCATCTAATAAGAGTGGGACATCTCGTTCGTTTTGTAAAGCGATGATGGCAAGAAGTGGTAATGTATATAGAAAAGAAGACATCAACAATGCATCTCTGAGTGGTGTAAATAGAGAGTTAGGACCTGGTGGTAATGCACCATACAATCTATTCTTATATAGAGGTGGTAACAACTGTAGACACATTTGGGAAGAAGTAAGATTCGTTCTTCAGAATGGTAAGTGGGTAGATGCTACTATCGCAGTAGGTTCACCAACTGACCTCATCGCACCAAGAGACCCACAAACTCCATTGACTGATGTAATCGGTGCATTGGGTATCAATCTATCTAAACAAGATTTTGCAGACCAACAAATCGTTATTGGCCCTGCAATGATACCTGACAAACTTATCTATCGTATTGATAAGGATGGAGAATACTTTGTATACTTCCCTAAAGATGCTATCAAGAAGATTGCATACAAGTATATGGAGAAGAAGTATACTGACGCAACAAACATTGAACACAACTCGTTTGACCCACTACAAGATACTTATGTAGTAGAGTCTTGGATTGTGACTGACCCCGAAAACGATAAGTCAAGAATCTATTCTAATGGTGAAACTTATCCTGAAGGGACTTGGATGGTTGCAATGAAAGTAAAGAACAAAGAAGTATGGAACGACTACATTAAGACAGGTCTTGTAAAGGGATTTAGTGTAGAAGGATACTTCATAGATATGTTGATAAATCAGAAGTATCAATAACACTTCTGAGATATATTATATAGTAAGAAGATGAATGAATGCCTGAATATTGATACTAACCCTTGCGAGGGCGTATGATGTTATGGGTTCGTTCTATTTCAGATTGTTGAATAATAAAGAAGGATTGATTTTATGAACAATACAATCAAAGAGCTCGTTAAGAAGCATTTCAACTTAGTTGAAGCAACTGAGCAATCTTTCGGTGAAATCAAAACAGCTGATGGTGAACTTACCCTATCATACGAGGGTGAAGAACTAGCACAAGGTTTAGCAATCTTCGTAGTTACTGCTGATGGTAATGTTGCGGCACCTGATGGTGAGCACGCACTTGAAGGTGGTATCACAATCGTGACCAAAGATGGTAAAATAGAAGCTATTATGGAAACTGAAGCACCTGCAGAGGAAGAAGCTCCTGCTGAAGGTGAAGAAGTTGCTGCAATGGAAGAAGATGAAGAAGAGTCTATGGAAGACCACGAGGAAGAAGAGAAGATGATGGACCCTGTTGAAGACATCGCTGACGCGGTAACCGAAGAGGTAGCAGAGGAAGTTTCAGACGCAGTTGAGTCTGCAATTGATGAGGAAGTTGTCGCAGCAGTAGCTGAGGCAGTGAAAGAGGTAGTCGAAGAAATGACTAAGGATATGGAAGAAAGAATGAAAGAACTTGAAGACAAGTACGCTACATTCTCTTCAGCTCCAGCGTCAGAGAAAACTCTACCGACAAAATCATTTAGTAAGAGTAAATCAGAATACAAAAACGCTTCACATATCGAAGCTCTGATTGCTCGTAAGAAAAACAAATAATAAAGAGGTATTATTATGGCATTTGATGTATCAGCATTGAACGACTTCAACAACGAAACCGCAGGTGAACTTGTTGTAAAAGCAATTTTAGGTGGTAGCACTATTGAGTATGCTACTGTAAAAGAAGGTATCAAATACAAAGAGCCTATCAACTTATTCGAAGTAGACCTTGACATCGTAGATGGTCGTGGTTGTGTAACTAACACAGCAGGTACTGCTTCACTAACACAAAGAGAAATAGAAGTTTGTCAGCGTTCATCTCACGATGGATTGTGTTTGAGAGACTTGGATACTAAGTACGCAGGTGTATTGCAACCAGCAGGCGCTTACGAAGAAACATTCTCAATGATTCAAGAATACTCTGACCAAATCGTAAAAGGTTTCCAGAAAGCAAACGATTCATTCATTTGGACTGCAAACACTGCTTCAGGTGACTGTTCTAATGGTTTGAACCAAATCTTATCAGACGCAACTGCAGGTGTAGTTATTCCTGACGCTATTACAGGTTCTGCTCCAACAACTTCGACTATCGTTGGTGATATCGACACAATGTTGGCAGAATTGGCTGATGATGTACAAGATAGAGATGACTTGACAGTATTTATGTCAATCGCTAACTTCCGTAAGTACATCGTAGGTTTGCGTACTGAAAATTCTTATCACTTCGACCCAGCAGCAGTTGAGAATCGTGGTTCGTTGCTAGAAATGGCACACCCATTCGCAAACGTGAAAGTTGTAGGTACGAGTGGTTTGAATGGTTCGAACAGATTGGTATTAGGCCCTGCTAAACACATTGTAGTCGGTACTGACTTGTTGTCTGACTTCTCAGACTTCCAATTGTGGTACGATATCAATGGTGACCAATTGAAGCACAGAGTTGTAACCAAACTTGGGGTGCAAGTAGCGTATCCTGAATTTTGGGTTTCTAACAACCAAGCATAACCATTTGTTGAATAATAAAGAATAGGAGATAAGATTATGAGTTGTGATATTACATCAGGATTTACGCTAGGGTGTAGAGCTAGCAGGGGCGGGTAGCAGAACAACAATATCTTGTCTGGTTCTATTAGTTCGACAAGTGGTGACACTGGTTTGATTTCAGGAATTACAGGTTCAGGTAACTTCTATAAGTTTGAGTTGACTCGCCAGACTGGTGACTTCACCGAGGCAATCAACGCAAACGTAGAAAACGGAACTATTTTCTATGAACAAACCGTGAACGCTCCGTTCCACAAGTTACAGTCTTCGACTCGTAACCAAGTTAGAGTACTTGCCAAAAACCCAGATTTGAGACTTATTGTTGAGACAAACAATGGTTCTGAAGATGGTGTAGGTGTATTCTTCCTACTTGGTGAAGAGAGAGGATTGTCTCTAAGTGCTGGGCAAGGTCAAACAGGTACTGCATTCGGTGATTTGAACGGTTACACGCTCACATTCACTGGTCAGGAACCAGAACCAGCAAGCGAACTTTCGGGTTCAGTTTTAGCTAACGTACTTTCGGGTATCACTCAAAGCTAATATTTATATTATGTATTAGGGAGGGGACTTCGTGTCCCCTTCTTATTACCTATAAAGGAGAAAGAATGGTTTACTTATACGCTTCATCATCTAATACAGTTTCACTCATACCATCAGCCTCAATTTCGAGTGGTGAAGATGTGAGATTGATTTTTACAAATAGATTTACTGAAGTAACATCATCTATTTCTCTTGAAGTAACTTCCAATGGTGATTGGATAAAAGCACCACTAACTCTACCTGGCGACATAGACTTATCGGCAGGTAGTTATGATTTAGTTCTACAAAAGGTTGTAACAGCAATTCAACAAGTTTGGGGAACATCAACTGAAGTCTATTCCAACTCAGAAGTCGAATGGTCAGTAGGGACTGTGAGTGGATTCATAAATGATACGACAACAACTGCGTTCGTTTCAGAGAGCATAGGAAGGACTTTGTATTCCTCTGCTAATGAAAATGGAGTATTTGTAGTGTATGAAGGATGATAATATGGAAAACAAGAACAAGCAAAAGTTTAGTATAATCCCTAAGTATTCAGAAATCCCATACCCAACAGGGCCGGACTTTGAGAATGATAGAGGGGATATAGTATATTATGGGACTGACAACAAGTTCCCACAATTATTGATTGATTTATACCATAAGTCATCAGTTCATTCAACTGCAGTAAACTCAAAACACCAAGCAGTCGTAGGTCAAGGTCTTACAGGTCTTGATGAAGACATCTTGGAATATGCAAATAAAGAAGGTGAAAGCTGGAACGATATCTTCAACAAAGTAGCGTTGGATAGAGTTCTATATGGTGGATTTGCTTTGGAAATCATTTGGTCAAACGATAGAACCAAGATTGCTGAAGTTTATCACATTGACTACTCATATGTAAGAGCCAAGAAGATGGATGATAGAGGAAATATTCCTGGCTATTATATATGGAGAGACTTTGGTAAGATGAAAGGTTTATTACCAAACAAATCAGACATTCCATATCTACCACGATTTAGTAGAGTAGATAGAACCGCACCTTCTCAACTTATTTACTTCAAACCCTACACAAGTGGTTT